ATTGTACACTACTACTGCACAAGGTGTTGTTGAAGGTTCTATCCCTGCTTACTACGGTATGGAAGTTGCTCACTTTGCATCTATGCCTGCTAACGAATTTATGATTGCTGCTCCACAGAACTTGGTTATGTTGACTGATGAGTACAATGATGTTCGTGCAATTGATATGAAGTATGAAGCTGAACTATCTTCTGATAAGATTTGGGGGCAGTTCAAGTTAGGTTTCTCTTACCTTAAGGGTGAAGAGATTGTCTACGCTAAGAACTTCGCATAATAATAATTAGGGTAAGGGCTTCGGCCCTTCCCTTTCTTTAAAAATATAAATAATGGCTTGTAATGTAACCCTTGCTAATATTACTTACGGATGTGACGATTTAGGCATTGGTGGTATTGTAGAGCTTCACGTATCATCACGTGAAGATGCTCTCGCTGCTATCACTACTAAAGACACCGCAACTCGTGTAATATCTGCTGTAACTCCTATCGCAGCTCTTGATATAGCTCAATTTTCTTTCAACTTGAAGGATGGTTTTTCTGTATTCTCTGAAGTTAAAACTTCAAACGCTGATGGAACTTTCTCTACTGTTCCAACTATCTCCGCAGAATTTCCAAAGATGGATGCTGCTCGTATCACTGCTTTAGACCAAATGTCTAATGGCGCACCAGAGATGGTAGCTTTCGTTAAGACTGCTGCTGGAACGCACCACGTATGTGGTTTAGACTTCGGTATCTACACATCTACTGTTGATGGTAACTCTGGAACAGGACGTTCTGAGAAAAACCGTTTCCAAGTAACCTTGACTGGTGAGGAAGCTGGATTGTCTTATAGCATCACTTCTGCTTTGTTTGATACTATAGTAGGTAACTAATACCTAATATTGTAAATTAACTCAAGGGGGCAAGGCGAAACCTTGCTCCCTTTTTTTAAAAGAAATAAATATGGCATTTGACTGTTCTGTACTACTAAGTGATATAAATATAGATTGCTCAAAGAAAGTTACAGGCGGTATTAAGCGTGTAGTACTTGGGTTAAAAAAAGATTTAACTTTATCTCTAGACAGCACCGAGCAAGATGTTATATTAGACTCAAACCTTAAGGATTATGTTGTTTTTGAGCATAACCCAAAAGACGGGACTACTTTTTTTTCTGAAAACAAAACTGTAGAGCAAGCTAATTCAATAGTAAATACTGAGATATTAGTAAGGCTACCCGCCATAGATAGTAAGGTTAACAAAATAGAACAGATGTCCTATAGAGGTGACATTGTTTGCATACTTTATCATAATAATGGTTCAGCAACAATTAGTGGATGGAAGAGAGGATTAGATATAAATTACAATGCATCTAGCGGTACTTCTGTTTCAGATATTTCATTTGTAGACGTAACACTTGTTGGTCAATCTTGGTCAGCATCTTTATCTACTGATGATTTGTCTGTAATTAAACTAGGCAATCTTTGGATTGATGCTTCTGATAATTGGAATACAACTAACCTTAACTGGTAACAATGAATTTAAACAACAAAACAATACAGTCTACTTATGGTAACCTACTAACAGTTGGTTCTACAGCAGGCTCCCCTACCCAAGGTACTCTTCAGAATGGAGCTGGTCAAGATGTGACAAAGCTTGTTGTTAATGAGCTTGAGGTAACAAAGTTAATTCAGCCACAGGCATCTATTGCTGCTAACGGAACATCATTATCTTCAGCTACTTTATTAAACGCTGGGGTAAACCTTGTAACATCTGTTGATTCAAATAACATCGCTGTTAAATTACCTGCTCCTCAACTTGGATTGGTAATCAGTGTTGTCAACACATCTTCAAGAGACATTGTAGTGTATCCTAACGCAGCAACAGACAGTGTATTAGGGCTTCCAGCAGGTGAAGGATATAGCGTGTCTGCTGATGGTCAGTTATATCAGTTCGTTTGTATTCAAAACCCAAATGTTGGAGTCTGGAGTGTTTCTAGTCCAACAGTAAATAATACCGTAACAAAAACTGTATCTATAAGTCTTGAAGCAGATGGAACAAATGTAGGCTCAAACGGTGAGGCTTGGTCTTCTGCTGAACTACTACAAGCAAGTACAACAACTTACTACCCTGCCTCTGGTAGCACAACTATTTTAGATGCTCCTTCGGTAAACGCAAACTCTTTTGATGCTCCAGAGTTTTCTAACTATAACAAGGTTAGAATTAAAAATTTAATTGTAAAATCAAATGTACCCGCTGGTAACTTAACTGCAAATTCATCGCAAATTACAAGTACATTGATGGGTATATCATCTACAGAGCTTTACAATATGTTTGGTTACATTAGGATTGCATCATATGTAGGTGGTTCTCAGTTCACAACAAATGAATATAACTCATATCGCTTCTTAAACACTTATTCTGCAAATGTCAATAATGGATTTAGTACTGGGAATGTAGGTCATTATGTCGGTTCTGATGGTAGTTTGTATCAAAAAATAACAGTAGCTTCACCTAATGCTGCTTGGAGGGACACTAAAGACGATAACGGTAACAGGAGTATTTACTATGGGCCATACATTGGGTACGGAAACTCAAGTACTCCATACAGTGGTTACCCCGCAGGATTCTCTTTTGAAGCGGAGCTTATCGTTGAGTTTGAATTTTCACTATAATAAAAAATAAAATGGCTTTTAACTGTTCCATACTTTTAAGTGATATAGATATTAATTGTAGCAAGCGTGTTACAGGTGGTATTGAAAAAGTAATCCTATTATTGCAAAAGGATTTAACCATCACATTTGACCCTACGGATGTAACTCTTGTTACTAATGTAGGCACAGCTAACACTGTATCTTTTGAGCATAATATCAAAGATGGTGTTAGTTCTTTTGACGAGAATAAAAACATATCTAACGGCCTTGGCGTTGTAACAACTAATATAATTGTTCAAGTACCTGCTGTAGATAACAAGATAAATCAGATAGACTATATGAGCCGCAGAGAGGACATTGTAGCTATCATTGTCCATAATAATGATACAGTTAGTATCTCTGGATGGATGGATGGTTTAACGATGAACTATGAGGCTAATAGCGGTACAAGCGTATCTGACAAGTCTTACATAAACATCACACTAAACACCGTAAGTGGAATTGCTTCATTAGTGTTAGATGATAAAACTCCATTTACTGACCAAACTATCTTCAATTAATGGCTTATTCCTACAGAGGTTCGGGTTATTTAGCTGATGCTGTACAAGGTACAGGTACTCCACAATATCTGTTTAGAAGGGGTGGATACTCTGGTTCTACTACAGAACAAGGTGTGGACAATATCGGTGGAAGAATACTTGCGGATGGAGGTACAATAGAAAGCACTTACAACCCTTGTGTTATAAATGCTGTTAGAGAATTAAGAGAAATAGAATCTCCTTCTTTACTTATTGAAGCATTATTCTCATCAGCTGTTGAGGATGGTGCTATAGTAGAGGCAAAGCAATGTTTCTATGACTCATACACAGAACTACAAAACATAGACATAGTATAATATGGCAAGTGCATACGACAAGGCATCATTAGTGATGCTACCAAACGCTTACAAGGACGGTAAGGTATATAGTGTTAAACCAGAAGATAGGAGTGGTGATTTTACTTTCACTCGTTCAACTGCTGCTACGAGAGTTAATGCAGATGGTAATATAGAGAAGGAGACAGGTAACTTGCTGACTCAATCAAATTCTTTTAATAATTGGACTAATTACCTTACAACTGAAACAAGCGGACAAGCAGATAGAAGCGGAGGAACAAGTGCTTGGTTGTTAGAAAAAACTGGAGCAAGTGGCTCTATATACCGCACTCCTTCTACAAGCGGTGTATCAACATTTAGTGCTTATGTAAAAGCAGGTACTCTTAATTGGGTGAGATTGGATTTTGTAGGTGGTGGTAGCAAAGGTTATTTTGACTTGCAAAACGGAGTTGTAGGCTCGGTGACAGGAAGCCCTATTGATTCTGCTATTGAGGACTACGGAAACGGATGGTATCGTTGTTCGGTAACAACTACATCAACAGGAAGTGGAGTAGGTATTATTCCTGCCGAAAGCGATGGAAGTATAAGCGGTACAAGCGGAAACATCTACATACAAGACGCTCAATTAGAGCAGGGACTTGTAGCAAGAGACTACATAGAAACAACTACATCTGCCGTATATGGAGGTATTACTGATAATGTACCAAGATTGGACTATACGGATAGTT